TCTGGTTGCCCTGTTATTAGTTTACCAATTCCTGCAACTGCTCTATCATTTAAAACAAATTCGTCTTTTCCAACCATGGCTGGTACATCATCAGCTCTTGGCTTTGTACCAAGCGGTATGAAACCACCACCACGTAAATCCATTTGCATGCCAGCTGGCACATCTGGAGAAATAGGATCACCCTCAGCTGTTGTTCTTGTGCCCATTGCATTCTTAGATCTCATCAAACCACCCATATTCATTGTAGCTCTAACGGTGCCTGCACTCATTACATTTCTCATTTGAATTATAGCTTCTTCTCGTGATATTTGACCTGCTTCAAACATTTTTTGAATTTGCATAATTCTAGCTTTTTGGAACATGTCTCGTCCCCCCATCGTTGATGCATTTCCTGGTGTCTTATTAAATGGATTAACCCCTTCATAATCAGGGAAACGCTCAGGCCCATCACCTGGTTCATATCCGCCTTCAAATGGATCTAATTCTTTTTCTCTATAGCGTTCCATATAGGGATCAGTGCCTCTAGCATGTTTACTTCTCATAATACCACCTTCAGCCATGCCCATATCACGACCACCACCCATTGACATATTATTTAATCGTTTCATGTAATCTTCAACCAGTGTCATTTTATCCTTTGTACGTTCTTGTTGTTCTTCCCTTGGTGTAGGTAACATTAAACCAGGCAAACCAGGTGGTAATTCTCTACCCATACCAGGCTGTCCGGGAGGATACATTGAATTAACTTCTCTGTTAGCAACACTATCAATGTAATCACCAACCTTCATATTATCTTGCATTAGCATTTCGTTACTACCATCTTGAAAACCGATACGACCACCTTGCGCCGCGTATACGGTATCATTAGTGACATCTTCACCAAACTTTCTACCTTCCGGTAAATCAGTTGGATCATACTCTTCAATACTATCAATTAATTTTGCTCTAAGTAATATTTCAGCTATCTCTTCACTAGAGTAACCACGAATTTGAAAAGACTGATTATAATATTTACGTCTTAGTGTTCTGTTTTGACTTTGTACTTGATCAGCTCTTAAACCTCTTTGTTCTAAATATCTTCTGTAATCGTCCTCTGCTTTTTCCATAGCTTCATAATACTCCATACCCATTCGAGCTACTGCTTCACCACCAGGTAAGGCGGTGGTTTTTAACGCAGCCGAACCAAGGTCTTTTAAACCTCCACCTGAAGACAACACATCTGTTATTGTACCGCCACCAACTTGCGTTGGATCTATTGAAAGAAAGTTTTCACTAAACGGATTAAAATCTGCACCTTGGAAAGGATCAACATAAGGTTGAGCCATTGATACAAAATCTCGACCAAGACCTGCTATGCCTTCCATAGCTGTTAGATCTCTAACCGCTAGTCCCGCATCTTGCACTGCTTTTAAATTGTTAACCGCTTGTGTTGCCCGAGCAGCTTCAACTGCTGTTAGTGTAGATGTACCTGCGTTAGCAGCATCAAGAGCAGTTTGTCCAGCATCAGCTGCACTCTTAAGTTCTGCCATTTGTTTAGTTGATACGGCGGCATCGCCAGCACGAATACCTGTGTTACCTAGTTCTTTAAAATTGCCAGGATTAGCAGCATCAGCCCCTGCTAGTCCACCACTTAATGCAGAGAAAGCAGCTGATAGTGCATCAATATCAAACTCTTCATTTTCATCTGTCGTTAAATAATCTCCAGCAACATCACCTAAAGCAGCTCCGGTAGCGCCTGCTGCAAGTAACAACAATGGATTACCTGTAAGTAATGCTGCCAACGCAGCTCCCGCTTTACCGCCACCCATTCCACCTAGTTTTCCTGCTAAAAATTGTATCTCCCTTGGAGTAGCTTTAGATAAAAATTTTCTAGCTGGTGCTGCTATCTCTTCACCTAAAAACTCACCAGCAGGATCTAATATTTCTTCTTCTAAAAACTCACCAGCAGGATCTAGTATATCGTCATCAATAAAATCAACAACGTCGCCTATTGGATTGGATATCTCGTCTGGTATATACTTGTCTCTTAATCTTCTTAATTTGCTTCCAAAACCCATTAGATGTTTCCTATTAATTTATTGTGAATATGCAAGGCGCTTAAACTTGAAATGTAGCTTCTGTTTAATTTACTGTTTTTTCTCATAAATTGCAACTATGATTCTGAACCTATATCAGGCATTTTAGCTACCTTTATATAGACACTTCTAGATATATCTTCTCGTTTTGTCTCTGTATCAGGGCTATCAACGTCAGCGTCACCCTCTGCATCCGAGTCGTACTCTTGATTTGTTTTTGTGTTTTTTAATACTACAGTAGTGTCGACTTTTATTTGAGCTATTTTCTTATCGCCTTCGTATAGCCATGCTACTGATCCTGGTTCTTCAAATGACATATTTCCTCCTAGTCTCTTGTTATTTCCAAATACGACAGAACGACGTGTAAGTCGTTAGCATTCTCTGCCTGTACTTTTATAACTTCACTTTCGTCACAAACTAAGGGTTGTGTCAATAGCTCAGTTGTTGTTTTAGCAGCTATGTCTTTTTGTTTAAACAAGCTGAATATTGTACCACCAGAATTAACCAATGTCACTGTAATCTCGCACGCGTTGCTCGCATCATCATTTGATACTATAAAAGACTTGACTACAGATACTGTTTCTGCAGGCACTGTATATAGTGTGGTTAAGTTTGTGGTAGTTAAATCTACCTTTGAATTTTTATATCTATTTGCCATTTATCCTAAAAACCATGTTTGTTGTTGTTGGTCGTCCTTTACACTTTGTTGATAAGTAGTGTTCAATTGTTGTATTACAGTTGCGATGCTTCTGTTAATTTGTCTTTGCGTACTGGTATCATACTTATCTTTTGGTTCTGGTATATCAACTATAATCTTTGACATTATCTACCTCCGTCTGGTTTTACATCAAGGGCTAATGTGCCATATCGCCAAGTTTCGTTTACTGCTGTATTCGCTATCTTTACGTTTACAAAACGACCTCTTGCTCTTGTATCTATTTTTGTTGTACTAGATGTTATGGTAAAAGGACTGTGTGTAGATGACGTTTCTGTAGAAGACGGAAAATCTTTTACTGATAAGGTCACTGCTGCATTACCATCCAATGTTTTAAAATCAGGTATAAATCTACCAACAGAAACAAATTTACTAGCGGTACCTTCTTGACCCTGTAAATCAAAATCATATGATTGTAGATTGGAAGTAACTGTAGTAACAGAACCATCTTCGTTTGTTTGATCTGTGCCTACTTCGTGTTGAAAATATTTTGTTTGTCCAAGACCGCTTTCACCAAGTATTACCGGAAAAGTGCCTGTACCGGTTGTATCAAATTTTGTAGCATATGGTTTTTCATATACCTTACTATCCATCCACGAGGTTCTTGATTCTGTATGCATTGCCCAAATACCGCCCGCAACCTCATTTGATTCTGCATAATTATAAGATACCGCTCTACTATTAAAATCTGTGTTTGCCGGATACCACCAAGTTATTTCTGTAAACAAACTATTAAGACCTGCTGCAACTTGTTGACCTTTTGTTGTATCTAAATTATCGAATACTTCGTCTTCTACTGCACAAGGTAATGTTTTAACGGTACCATCATAATATAAAAACCCTTTTGAAGTCATCCAATAGGCGATACCATCTACTACTGTGGCTGCGTTCTTACCAATTAAACCACAGTTGGTCCCAACCTGTTCTACACCAAACACAAACGGTTGACCCACGTTTCTAACTGTATACAAAGCATTGTCTGTCCAAACTAGTATGTCTTCTTTTCTTTGTAGTGCGCCCATTATTTTTGTACCGTCTTGCAATCGTAAGGTACCTGCAGTATTGGTAGAAGTTGGTATATAAGTGTTTATATCTTCTGATGCTGAAAAACGTATAAACATATCATCTTGCGTAGATGTTGTGCCTATAGTTGTCTCAGTGCCAAGGTGTATTAAGTGCCTAGTAGTAGGTGAGATAAGAGTTAGTCTTGATGCTGTTGGATTATTACTTGTTAAAAAATTAGTTGTTGCTTTTGATGCTCTTACTGTAGTTGGTGTAGTTGCACCAGCGTTCCAAGTAAAAGTTTCACCGTTTGCAATCGTTGCTACTAACACTTCACCAAAATTATTTAATGACCAAAGTCCTGGTTCCAATGTTGTTTGATTTGCAGGTATGGCCACACCCCAACCACTAAAGTCACCAGCATTAGTAACGGTTGCACCATCTGCGTGAGCTGCAGCAGTAGTGCCATTAGTACCTCTTGTTAGTCCTGTTAAATTATTAGTAGACTTACCACTGTATGTTATTAACTCACTACCTATTTGTATTGTGCCAGAGCTAGCAAAAGCAGAACCGCTGGCTAGGGTTAGTGTAGTATCATTATTTGCAAATTCTGCACCTTCATTTATTGTAGAAGATACTGCACCTACAACATTTCCACCGTAAGGTCCTACACCCCAACCGTATCCGTATGTTTGTTTTTGTGGTCCAATTTTTGTATACACTTCTAGTGTTGTTGAGCCACCTGTTGACACTGTTGCCGTTGCAGCCGCACTTGAAGTTATGGTAAATGTTTTAGGGCTAGGTACTGTATTAACCATAAATACCTTGTCCTCAAAGTTTGCCGCGCTAAGCCCCGTTCCACTAGGCAAGGTTACTGAATCAAGAAGTATTATGTCTTCTACTTCCAAACCATGTGCCGCTCCTGTTGTTATAGTAACAACAGTTGACTCATCAGTAGTTGCTAGTGTGCAACTTGATTGATCTGCGCTAGCATCAAATGGTGATATGTCAAATAATTGACCTTCAAAATATAAAAGTAAAAACTTATCGGTGCCAAGTGCAATGTATCTGTTACCGGTAGTATCAACAAAAGAGTGTTGGTTTCTAACTACACCGACAATGCTTTCGTTTACAAGTGATGCCCAACCACCAACTTTTTCTGGTAAGCCGTATCTAAAACGCACATTGTCACTATCAATCCAACGATTTTCTGCACCCTTGGTTGTATTTTGTTTATCTATACCTGGTATAATATCAAAGTTAATAAGAGCCATATAAACCCCTTACGTTCCGACAAAGTGTTTCTTAACCCAACCCTTTGTAGAATTTGCATACACTAGTGTAAAACTTTGTCCATTTGTATTAACAACTAAATCATTAGCACTGCCTTGAATAGGTTGGCTGTTTCTACCAATAGTTAAATTGTTAGAATTAAAACTAAGTTTGCCATCTAAAAAATGCACTTCATTACCAACGGCTGGACTTGCAGGTAAGGTGATTGTCACCGCTGCAGAACTTGTGTCAACAATAATTTGATCGCCGTTTATAGCAGTATAAGCATTAGTTGTAGTTACATAACCTTTTTGTGTAATACCTGTTATGACATTCGTGCCATCAACAATTACAAGCATGGTGGATCCGACCGGCATAGTTACTCCTGTACCTGAACTTGTTTTAATTGTTATAGTATAATGACTAGTGCTTCTAGTAGTGCCATCAACTACAAGATATGTTTTTTCACAAGAGTCTGGAAATATCAAACTTCTGTTTGCTGATAGTGTGCCAGTAAGTTTAATAACTTTATTACGACCATCAGATGCCGCACCATCACTAATTGCTGGTGTTTGATTACCTGAAGCTAAACTTAACTCAACATAACCGCCTACAGCTTGTTCTATAATATCTAGATTAGTATTAGTTACTGTGCCCCATAAACCGGCCTTTTCACCGGTGGTCATTTTTTCAAGTTTTAGTGATGTAGAAAATGATGATGCCATAATTATTTATATCCTATGCTGCTACGTTTGTCCATGTTTGACTTGCGTTAACATCTATGTCGTTCCAAGTGACAACACCCGCGCTAGTTGTTGTTATAGTTAGAGAACTACCTGTAGGTACAACTACACAATCAGCAGTAATAGTGACCGTTCCAGAGCTTGGTGTAATAGTATTGGTTCCACTATTATTAATAGAACCAGCTTTATAGTTACCTGTGCCTGCAGAGACAGTAACTGAATTACCGGTTAATGCAACAGTAGCTGCTGCAGTAATTGTAGCATCACCGATACTTGCTGTTACATTGCTACCATCTACAGTTACAACCGCTCCAGCTGTTATCGTTACGCTACCAGTAGCACCTGTAACCGCGCTGCCCGTTACTTGATGCTGGGCAACACCAGTAATACTAACATTACCTATAGATATAGTACCTATCTGATTGCCGGTTGTGGCTGCAAATGTTTCGTCGTTGCCTAACGCTCCAAAACCGGATACTGCGAAAGGTTTAACGCCAAACATTACGCGTCCTTGACGTTAGATAGTTGGCTATTAGTTTTTAAATCTGCATAAGCTAATGCTATTGAATTAGTTGATGTGGTAATGTCATAATCTATTTTAAAGTGATCTACATGACGATTAGAGATTCGCATAGATTGCTCTTTTGCTTCATCATCACGAGTGGCTTTATCTTTATAGATTAGAACATCATAAACCAACTTCCAATCACTGCCCATTT